CAGGCTTTGATGCGGAAGTATTAGAAGCTGAGGAAGATGATTTTGCAGTTCCAGACGGGGGCATTAAAACTGATATAGTATTAGGAGATTTATTTGAGATAGGACAACACAGATTGCTTTGTGGAGATAGTACGGATAGCGACCAAGTGGCAAAGTTAATGAACGGGCAGAAGGCTGATATGGTGTTTACTGACCCTCCTTACAATGTAGATTTTAAAGGTCAAGAATTATCAAACACAACCAAAGACGGGATTGAAATATTAGGGCATAAAGGAGCAAATGCAAAGCACGATAAGATTAAAAACGATTCAATGCCTGATGATGAATTTATTGAATTTATGAAGGAAGTTTTATCAAATGTTACTTTATTTAATAAAGGTGCTTGGTATTTTAGTTTTTGCGATTTGAAATTAGATTTATTATTAACCCCTTTAAAAGAAATGGGTTTTAGTTGGAAGTCAATTATTATTTGGAAAAAAAATCAAGCAACTTTAAGTGGCAAAGATTACAAAAGCAGATATGAACCAATAGTTTACGGCTGCCCTGAAAATTCATTTTATGGAGAAAGATACAAGCAAGAAGATATTTGGGAATTTCAAAGGACATTAAAAAATGATTTACACCCTACAATGAAACCTATTCCTTTAATTGAGAATGCTTTAAATAATTCAAGCAAACAAGGAATGAGTGTTTTAGATTTATTTTTAGGTTCTGGTTCTACAATGGTTGCTTCACATCAATTAAAAAGGAAGTGTTACGGAATGGAACTTGACCCTAAATATTGCCAAGTTATAGTAGACCGAATGCGTAAACTTGACCCAACATTAGAAATTAAAAGGAATGGTCAACCTTATGTTAAAACAGAAGCGTAACAGAATGAGCAAAGAACATTTGATACCATACAAACCAGGACAATCGGGAAACCCAAACGGCAGACCTCGTAAATATGTAAGCCTACTTAAAGAGCAAGGCTATAAACTTGCTGAGATAAACGATACCATACAAGCTATGATGTCAATGGACTTAGAGGAACTCAAAACAGTATGGGATAACCCAAAGGCAACGATACTTGAAAAGACAATTGCAGCAGCTATGCGTAAGAGTTTAGAAAAAGGAAGCCTTTATAGTTTAGAAACTTTACTTACCCGTGTTTATGGTAAGCCAAAAGAACAAATGGATATTCAGCAAGATACCAGGATTGAGGTTGTATTTGTTGAAGGCAAAACTATTTTATAGTATCTTTGTATTATGATTACAATAACCAATGAGGATAATATGGAGTTAATGGCTCGTTATCCTGATAAATATTTTGATTTTTGTTTAACTGACCCACCCTATGGTGTTAATCTTAAATATAATAGTTATGATGATACTTTAGAAAATTGGTATAATTTAATGAATAAATTTATTCCTGAAATTATAAGAGTTTGCAAAATGTCAATTTTCCCATCTTGTAGTATAAATAAAATGGATTGGATATATAAAAATCATAAGCCTGATTGGTTAATAAGTTGGAATAAAGGAAGTACAGGACACGCAGCTTATATTGGTTTTAATAGTTGGGAACCTCTATTAGTATATGGTAAAATAAAAAAATTGTATTTACACGATGCATTTACAGTTAGTCCAACTCAATCTATGGGTGATTATGGACATCCTTGTCCTAAACCTATAAAATATTATAGTCATTTTTTTAGCAAAATACCAAAAGGTAGTAAAATAATTGAACCATTTTTAGGAAGTGGAACTGCTGCAATAGCTGCTCATAATTATAATTTAGATTTAATTGGTTGTGAACTTGATAAAGAATATTACGAAAAAGCATTAGATAGATTAAACAAACATCAAATGCAAAAAAGTTTATTTTAATGCAAATATTCTTACCTAATCCACATATAAACCAAAAGAAGATATTAGAATGCGAAAAGCGTTTTATTGTGGTTATGTGCGGTAGAAGGTTCGGCAAATCGGAGTTAAGCCAGATCAAATGTATTACAACCGCAATCAAAGGCGGTCAGGTTGCATACATAACACCTACCTATAAATTGGCTAAGGTATTTTTTGAGAAGCTATGCAATAGCCTTCCCTTCCCTAATAACAAATCGGACTTAAACATTAGCTTCCCTAATGGTGGCAAGGTCGAGTTCTTTACGGGGGAACGCTTGGATAACTTAAGAGGTAGAAAGTTTAACCTGGTAATAGTAGACGAGGCTTCCTTTATACCTAACCTTGAAGACGGGTGGCTTAATTCAATAAGACCTACCTTAACCGACTATAAGGGTAAAGCTATATTCCTTAGCACCCCTAAAGGTAAAAACTACTTCTTTAGTTTGTTTAGCAAAGCAGAACCAGATTGGCAAAGCTTTAAGTTTACTACATACGATAACCCTTACATAGATCCTAACGAGATAGACGATGCCCGTAAGCAACTGCCAGAGGTTGTATTCGAGCAAGAGTATATGGCAAACCCAGCTGAGAACGCAGCAAACCCTTTCGGCACTCAACATATACGCAAGTGCATACACCCAGTAACAACAATGCCGGTAGTAGCTTATGGAATTGATCTGGCGAAGTCGGTCGATTGGACAGTTATAGTAGGTTTAGACGAAGACGGAAACGTGGCTTATTTTGACCGCTTTCAAATGGATTGGCACAATACCAAGCAAACTATCCTTAGGCTGCCTAAATGCCCTATCCTTGTCGATAGTACGGGGGTTGGCGACCCTATACTTGAAGACCTACTTTAGCTTTGGCTTGGCAGAACTTTAGCCTTAAACGTGGCACGGGAAGGTATGCCTTCCTTTAACCGCTTATCCTTGATATTTGCCGTTCATCACATTTTTAGAAAAAAGTTTGCCCATTTGATTGTGTAATGTGAAAAGGTTGTATATTTGATATATCAATTAACCACAAAAACAAAACACAATGAAACAAATTTTTATTTTAGTATTCAAACACGAGGCAGCAGAGCCGCAAAAAATAAACTCCTTTTTTGATAGAAAAGAAATGCAAATACACGAGGCGCAAAGATTAAACGATAGTTTACAAAATACTATTTGGATATTAACACCTAATTATTAATTAAAACGGGGCTTGAAATATAGCCCCACTTTTTTTAACCTTAAATAAATAACACAATGCAGAACTTAACAAAAATTGGCAAAGGGTACTACCAAAGCGGATACGGAAAAGGCTTTGATAAGAAGCCTGTAATTAGATTAAATATCGGAGCATCAAGAATATAATTATTAAAACAATTCAGGGGTGCGACTGACCAACGCACACTTTAACCAACTAAACTAAACACAATGCAACCGGTAATTAACAATCAATACAAAATCCGCTTAAATTCTTACAAATCTTTGCGCCATTATGGTGGTAGAGATATTACAACCTTTGCGCATGTAGTTAATGCCACATTAACCGCATTACAAGACAGCGTAAGCCAGCCTTATATATTTACCTTAAATGAAGATGTAAAAAACCATAAAGACCAAATGGTATACAAAGCTGGACACAAAATAGCCATAAACCCAAAAGACATAGTAAACGAATAAAACAAAATAGGGGTGCGTCTATTCAACGCACAATTTAACTAATTAAACTAAACACAATGAAAAAAGAAACCGCACAACTTTTAGCCGTATTTTTAGTAGCTTGTTACCTTATTGGGCAACTGCAAGACATCTACTCAAAATGATCTACGCTATCTGCCTTCTGCTAATTACAACAGGTTTTGTAATGGCAGCATTAACTGACTATTTAATTAAAAACTATGACACAAAGCACAAAAGAATACATAGACAAATACTACGCAAGTGAGCCAATTAGTATAATGATGACTAACATAGATGCTACTTACCTTGAGATACTTACCTACTGCCAGGATAAAGGTTACGAACCTTCTAAACGCAAAATGCGTAAGCCTGAAGATGCAGCTAAAATTGGCTTCTTTGATGTAGATAACTACAAACCCGAAACGATATGAGTATCTTATTAATAATTACAGTATGGGAACTACTAAAAAAGATAGTAAAGACAATCGTTTACAAGCACTTAAATTCAAAATAGCTTTTTTTACTATTGGCATCTTAGCTTATATTGGCTTATTAATAATGTCTATAATACAAAAACTAAACATCTTTAAAAAATAACAAATGGAACTACAACAAATCTTCGAAACAACAAAAGAACAAAGGACTGAGTTTACTTACCAATTAATTGAACGCTTAAACGCAGGGGAACTTGATCCACTTAAAACACATCTCCAGGTTAAAGCCTTAGAGGATATGCTTGAAACCCTAAAGGCAAACAAGGACTACAAAGATGCCGTATTACAAGCAGCCGTACTTAATGGCAAGGACTTTGAGTATATGAATGCTAAGTTTAACATTCGTGAAGTAGGTGTTAAGTACGATTACACCAAATGCGAAAGTCCTGCTTACGAGGATATATTGAACGAGTACAATAGTGCAGCTAAAGCCAAAAAGGATATGGAAGAGTTCCTTAAAAAAGTACCGCATTCTGGACTTGACATTATCAATGGAGTTACTGGCGAGGTTACAAAAGTTTACCCACCTGCCAAAAGTAGCACAACCTCAGTAGCAGTATCACTAAAATAAAAAGAAATGGTTTTAACAATAATTGGAGTTATTGTACTAATTTTAATGATTATAGAAATTAGAGACGTTTACAACCAGACAAAATGATAGTAGGTATTTTATGCTCTGTACTATTCTCAACCTTAATTTCAATAGTTTGGGTTAGGATAATAGATCAAAGCAACAAGATGTTAGAACAAGATAAAAAAGAAAACAAATGAATTGGAACGATTTAACAGTATGGCAGTACCAACAGATTTACCCAATAGTAACTAAGCCTGAGAAGGATTGGACTAACCTTGACGTAGAAAGTAAGCTTGTTGGTATTTTATACAACATTACAGACACGCAAGTCGATAGCCTTAGCGTAGGGGAGTTTAATAAAATGAAGGCAACCTTAGGCTTCTTAGACGATAAAATTGAAGGTAAGCCTGTTAAGTACACAGAAGTAAACGGCAAACGTTATAGGTTTATCTATGATGTGCAGCAGATCAAAGCAGCCAGATACATTGAATCTAAAGTATTTAGTACCGACTTAGTAGGTAACATTCATAAGTTAGCAGCATCAATGGTTATGCCTCAGCGCAAAACCTGGTATGGCAGATGGGTAGATGAGAAGTACGATTCTTCTAAGCATAGCCAATATGCCGAGGATTTACAAGGGGCAAAGTTTATGCACATATACCAATCGGTTGTTTTTTTTTATCAAGTTTACAGAAACTGGATAGAAGTTTCTCGGGACTATTTGGTCAAGGAAATGATGAGTCAGGGAATGACATCGGAGTTGGCACTAAGGGGGGTTCAAATTTTATGCGAGACTTTGGATGGCAATATTGCGCCAAATCTGTTGCCGACCACGAAAATATCTCAGTTGACGAAAGCTATGAACTAACAACCATACAATTTTTAAACACGCTATCCTACCTAAAGGCAAAGGCTGATTACGATAAGGAGCAACATAGGAAACTAAAGTAACCCTGCCAATTTTGGTGGGGTTAGTTATTTTTAGACCTTCCTTATATTTATTAGCGTGAGAATAGATAAAGCACAAATACAAGCCTTAAGGGATAACTTTATACAAAGCGTAGGCGGTAACTTTAATGTAGTTAAAGAAGGAGATTTACCTATATTAGAGGAAACCCTTTCATTATACGGACAAGCCTTTAATGATGCTCTAATCAATATATTAGACCAAGAGAACATAACAAGTTCTGGTAAGTTAGCAGAACCAGCAATAGGAATTGTAACTAAATTCGGAACGGGTTACCTTTTAAGTTTGGGTTACACTCCAGGAAGTGAACAAGACAAATACTTTAGATTTGTCAATAAAGGTGTTAAAGGTACAAACAATACAAAGGCAGATGCTAAAACACCATATTCATTTAAGACAAATAAAAAAGCCGTTCCTGTAAGTTCAATAGAAAAATGGCTTAGTTACAATAAGTTAAAATCGGTTGCCGTTAAAAAGTACACAAAGCTTGGAGTAGAAAGCAAAGCAATACAAGGCAAAAAATCTTTAGCTTGGGCGATATCAAGAAGCATACACACTAAAGGACTTAGGTCAACGCACTACTTCGACAAAGCAGTAGCGCAAATATTTAACAAAGAATTTATTGAAAACATAGCCATTGCAACAGGTGGAGATGTTTTAATTCAAATAAAGCAAACAGTAAACGAAAGTAAGAATGGCAATAACAATAACAAGTAGTCCTGCACCCTATTCGTCAATGCACGATAATCTGTGGTTTGTTTCAAGTTCTACAAATAGCGGAACTACAAACTTTAAATTTGTTTATGACGTATTCATAAACGGCAGCCAGGTTATTAGGTCAAAGGTATTCCCTGCTCCAAGTGCAGAAGGTAGCTATGGGGTGTTTAACGCATCTCCAATGGTTAGAAGTTTTGTTACTAATTACTTCGAGCCTTCAGGCAATTCAATACTTGTAGCTTCAAACGATAAGATTAAAGTAGATTACCAAGTAAGGATAGGCGAGGAAGTTAGCGGTGTTACAACTACCAACTTAGCATCTGGCAGCTACT